TGCCCGGTGGAACCATGATGAAGAGCAGCGTTATGGACGCCCGATGATGAAGAGCGCCCGCAAGCAGTTCAAGTATGTGGAGGATGGCGAATTGAATATTGCGGTGCGGAGGAAGATCGGGGGCGCACAGCTCCGTCAGCATGTGGTGGAGGGATCAGAGGCGGATGTCAAAAAGTATAAGGAAGACAATCAGGCGTCACTGGGCAAGCTGGCGGCGGTGATCGATTTCTTTTCGAACAAGCCAAGCTCGCTGACGGTCCATCAAGGGGATGGGAACCTGGACAAGATCGGGGACGTACAGCATCACATTGCGACGATGTTCACGGCTTCGGATGAACCGATGGAGTTGATCGCTTATGGAGGCGATTTGAACCGGGATATTTTAGGAGAGAAGAAGGAACAATACGATGAAGTTCTCAACCAGGGGCGAGAGTGGACGACGATTGAAATTATCCAACCTTTATTGGAACGCCAATGGCTGATGCAGGGCATCCTGCCAGCGAGCGTGGATTATAAGATCATCTGGCGGAAGGCGAAGAGCATCACGCCGGCAGATCTGCGCGACCTGGCGGATGCGGGGTCAAGGTTGAAGGTGCTGGGCGTGAAGGATGAAATCATCCAGTTGTTGATGGCTTCGTTCCTGCGAGATGTGGATGTGGATCTGTTGAATTCGGATGGGTTCAGTGCGGAGCAGTTTGCACAGACGCTGAAGGGGATCAGCGTTTGAGAAGTATGAAGGCAACAATAACTTGACGTGTAAAGAGCCAAGAAAAGGAGATGAAAATGAGTTGGACTATTAGTGAAACTGTGAAACATGAAAGCACGGGAATCGGTCTACAAAAGGCCCTTGACCAGTTGAATGCCGTTGACAGAACCAATGTTGGCAATCAACAATGCGAAAAAGAACGTGATGAACAAATCGATGCGGCTATAAAAGCGGCTTTCCAATTGATTGTAGAAGGCGGTTTTGCCAATGCGGAAGAAATTTCAATGTCATTGGCAGGTCACGCAAATAAAGACCATGAGAAAGAACAAGAGTGGGCGAACGATTACATCAGTATCCAAGTTCATATAAAGCGTTATCGCTCCGAGACAGGCTGAAGGCTGAATTTCGATGAGCGTTTATTTGAAGCCGATTGAGTTAAGTGAGAAGAAGTCCAAGGCTCAGAAGTTAATTGAGCAGTTGGATGCTATTCCGTTGACGCGGTTGTACCAGGCTTCATTCAAGGCGGTGGTGAGGTTGCATTTATTTTTCACTGGGCGGACGCATGAGCTGTTCGGTGAGTTCGTAGATAAGGCGCAGAGAACCATAATGCGGAAGGCAGAAGGCGGAATGCTGAATGGCAGTTCGGGATTGGCTATCCAATCTGCATTGTTGAAGCTGTGGGAGGAGACGTTCAAGGTGTGGACCAGGGAGTTGGAGAAGGTGCGGGTGGAGGCGGCTTCAATTCCTTTCGGTGTTCTCGCGCTGTCTCACGAACGATTGGTGGTTCCAGTTGTGGAGGAGATGGGGATTTCAGAAGGCAGATTGCAGAATGCAGAATTGACAGAGACCGTTGAGGATGGGGTTTTCTCGCCGCAGTTGTCGGTGTTGTTGAATGCGGCATCGGAACATTTGTATGGGGATGCGTTGAACCTTTCGGCGCGGGTGTGGAAGATCGACCGGGATGCGCAGGATGGAATCAATTCGGTGCTTTTGAACGGGATCTCAAAAGGTGATTCGGCGTGGGATATCGCACAACAGCTGGAGCAGTTTTTGGGGGCGAATGAAGACTGCCCACGGTGGACGAGCACGAGGTTATATGGGCGAACAAAAACACAGATCGCTCAGGGCGATACGACCGGATTGCGATCGAGACCGTGTGATAGCAGTGGCGTCAGCTATAAGGCTTTGCGCCTGGCTCGCACTGAGATCCAAAAGGCTCACGCGCTGGCCACGGACCGGATTCTTGCAGCTCAACCCTGGGTGGAAAAGGAAAAGATCCATTTAAGCGCGGCGCACCCGGAGACGGATATCTGTGACACCGTAGTTCAGGGAGGGGAAAAAGGGGAAGGGGTCTATGAGGTGGGAACGGTGGAACTGCCGCTGCACCCGGAATGCCTTTGTTATAAGACGGCTGTTTTGATGGATGAGAAGGAGTTCACATCAAAACTGAGAGGATGGTTGAACGGCACAGAACAGTGGAGCGAAATGGACGATTTCGCCAAACTTGTCGGAGGCGACGTGAATGAGTCCATCATGCCAAATGCAATCAATTTAGCTGTCTGGCTATTTGGTGAAGACCTGGAGAAGTGGTTGAAATGAGTTTGCGTGAGGATGTCAAAAGCGTTTTGGAAGAGAACGATGATCTGATGGAGATGATCACGGGGGGAATTTATATCGATATCTCTGAGCTGAGCAGAACAACTGCGCCAGACGCTTTTGATGCGAACAGTGAGATCAAGCCCGCGATCCTGATGAAGGAAGGTAATGAGGTTCCAAGCGGGCCTTATTCCAGAAGTGTACGAACCCCGCTGGTCTTTTATTTTTATCAGCGGATTGGGAATGACGTGATCGATGCAGCAATGAATATTGTCTATGACCTGCTGCACGAACAAAAGATAGGAGCGAACACATGGCAGATACTTTATGAAGGCAGACTGCTCGATAATCGTTTCGGTGATATCCGTGATATTGCGTTGGACTGCTCGATGGGAGTTGAGCGATTCGCCGCGACGCGGATGAAATAATCAGATAAGGAGAACAACAAATGACTACACCAAATGACGTAAAGCCTTTTGGCATGAATCAAATCATCCTGGTGAGCAGGGATGGGTTGACTCAGGTTCAGTTACAGGCATCACGGACGCTGGAGTTCGAAGAGACGGTTGTGACCGGAGAGTTCACCGGTGATGACCAGCTGCAGGGCATTATGACCATACCCACGGGCATCAAGGGCAAAGTTGAGGCAGGTGGACTTTCGCTAGAAGCCTATGCTCTGCTGACGGGTCACAGCTTCGACACTTCAGGCTCCACACCGAACCAGGTGGGAACGATGGAAGGCGATTCAAATCGTTACCCATACATCCAGATCTTCGGAAAATCGCTGGGGGATGAAACGGATGATATCCACATCGTTATTTACAAAGCCAAACTCACGAGCGGGCTGAAGGGTTCGTTCAAGTATGGCGAGTTCATGGCCAGCGAGTTTGAGGTGATGGGCGTGAAGGAGAATGGCAAGGCATTCGATTTCATTATCCACGAGACCGAGGCTGATATTGATGTTGGATCGTAGTGGAATGCGGAATGGTGAATGCAGAATGATGAATGGTGAAAGGATTGAGTATGTCGAAAAAGAATGGAAGCCTTGAAAGTTTGGAACAAGCGCAGGAGGCGAAGCGCGTCACTTTGGCTGAGTGGCGCGCCAGCCGACTGCATGAGGTGGATCTGCCGAGTGGTCTGCGTGTGAAGGTGCGGGATGTGACCATGACCGATCTGATGATGACGGGGAAACTTCCGCCAGCGATCGTGGATCTGGCAAAGAATATGGCTGACAACGGTGCACAAGATTTCGATCTGAACGCACTGGCCAAGAATGCCGGCGAGTTCAACCAAATGCTGGACGTGCTGGTTGAGATCTGCCTGGTGGAACCGAGGATTGGCACCGTCGCAGATGATGAGCATATCCTGCTGGGGGAGATCCCGGCGGATGACAAGATGGCCATCTTCAGTTTTATTAACCGGGAGGTGGGCGCGGTCCAATCCTTTCGCCAAGGATGAGACCAACCTTTGGCGGTTGTATAACATGGCGACTGCCTACGGAAAACGCCCCAGCAGTTACTTTGTTTTCGAAACTGAAATGGCGGCGTGGCAATTGGACGAGGCTTGTCTGATGGAAGGCAGGCGAATCGAGAACGATTTGAACAATAAGAAAGATCCTTTCCGCAAGCGCACAAAGTCACGCGATGCATATCAAGGTTCAGCAGGCAGACGCGTAAAGAGAATGAAGATCCCGAAAATTGGAGCTAGGTAAATGCCGATTCAATTAGGTTCCGCATACGGCAAAGTCACCCTGGATAGCAGCGGGGTGTCTTCGGGTGTTGCCACAGCCAAGAAGAGCATGGTGGAATTGCACCAGGCTGGTCTTATCCTTGGCAATGGGCTGATGAACATTGGCGATGGTATGAAAGCGATGGGGCAACAGATGACGCTCATGTTCACGCTGCCGATCGCGGCACTTGGAGCCAAGTCGTTTCAGGTGATGAAGGATTTCGATAAAAGCCTGAACGTTCTCAAAGCTGTGGCCGGTGCGACGAATGACGAAATGGAACGGATGACCAAGCTGGCCAGGCAACTGGGGGCAGATCTGACTTTGCCGGGCACATCGGCGGCAGATGCAGCAGCGGCAATGGCTGAACTGGCGAAGGCAGGTTTATCGGTCAATGACATCATGAGTGCAGCTCGCGGCGTTCTACAGTTGAGCGCGGCAGGACAGATCGATAATGCACGGGCAGCTGAGATCACTGCCAATGCACTCAATGCTTTCAAGTTAAAAGGCGAAGACGCGGTGATGATTGCTGACCTTCTAGCAGCATCTGCGAATGCATCGAGCGCGGAAGTTTCTGAAATGGCCGACTCGTTGCAGATGGCAGCGGCGGTGGCGGCGATGTCTGGAATGTCCATCCAGGAGACCATCGCTTCGCTTAGCCTGTTGGCAAATGCAGGCATACAGGGCAGCGATGCAGGCACCAGTTTGAAACAGATGCTGCTTCAATTGCAAACGCCTACCAACAAAGCAAGAGATTTGATGCGAGATCTTGGAATCAATGTCTATGATTCGGCTGGGAATATGAAGTCCATGCGCGAGATCATCCAGATATTTTCCACGCAGCTGGGGGGGCTTACACAGCAAGAACGAAATTTTGCACTGGGTATCATTTTCGGAAGTGATGCCATTCGAGCAGCAAACATCGTTTTGATGCAAGGCACAAATCAATATGATCAAATGACCACTTCGATCACGAAGGCAGGAGCCGCGGCAGATCTGGCGGGAGCACTGATGGAAGGTCTGCCAGGCGTGGTGGAGAATATAAAATCAGCGTTTGAGACGGCAGCGATCGCAGCGATCGAGCCGTTCAAAGATGACATCATTGCACTGGGCAATGCATTCGCAAAATTGTTGAACACGTTTTCCAATTTGCCGGAACCGATGCGAAAATTCATCGTGGTTATGCTAATTTTGTTGGCATTGACCGGTCCTTTGCTTATTTTCATTGGGACGCTGGTGACGATGGCGGCCACGGTCATCAATGCGATCAGCGTATTGAGCGGGTTGGGGATCACGGTTGCGGGAGTGGGAACGACGATCACAGGTACGCTTATTCCTGCGATCACAGCCATGGGAGCTGCTCTATCTTTGGCACTGGTGCCGCTCCTGGTCATCCTGATTGGGCTGACATTCCAGATCGGAATTCTATATCTGGCGTGGAAGTATAACTTTTTGGGGATGCGAGATGCGGTTGCATCGGCGGTGAAATTCTGGAAGTCCATCTGGGCGGCGTTCCTGGCGTTCCTGCGAGGGGATACCGATGCGGCATTTGCGCATTTGAGGGAGGCGTTGGATACATTCAAGGAACATTTCTCAAAGGTGTTTTCAGGGTTCGAGACGTTCGCGGCAAACTGGAGGAACTTCCTGGAGGCGGTGCGCAACGGGATCTCGATCACGGTCAACTATATCTCGAAGGCGTTCACGAATATCAACTGGAGCAATATCGGCAAATTTATTCTGATGGGGATCGCGAATGGGATGTTCATGGGAATTCCATCGCTGTTGTTGATGGCGAAGAAGGTGGCGGAATCACTTTTGCTTCAATTGAGGAAGTCATTAGATATCAAGTCGCCATCAGGTGAGGCAATGAAATTGGGGGCACTCACGGCACAGGGTTATATGCTGGGCGTCCAAAACACGATGAACCCGGACGCGATCGCACGGTCACTGGCGAAGCCGATCACGAATAACCAGTCGCAGCAGCAGGTGATCAATTTGAATTTACCGATGGGTGTCACGTTGCAGCAGGTACGAGGAGAGATCGCAGCGAATGGTGAGCAATTGATGAACACGATGATTGGGGCGCTGTCGCAATGATGAATGCAGAATGATGAGTGATGAATATGGCAGATTTTGAGATTGGCGCAACTGAAGAGGAATTGACGAACATTGAGATTTTGGAGGAGCCATTGGAGCCGCCGAAGTCTGAGTTCTTTCCGTATGCACGCACTGTGAATCTGGGCAGTGGTGGGAAAAGGGGAGTGGGGTTTCCTATGGCTGTGTGGAATTTTCCATTGATGACCGTGGAGCAGCGTGATCAGCTGAAGGAGTTTTGCCCCAATGCTTCAGGGGATGTGGTGATCCGCACGAAAAAGAATGATGATACCTATGCAATTTTTGAAGCGAAAATGATCTGGCTAGAGAATGAAGATCGCTGGTACGGACTCAAACGCAATTATCCAATTATTTTCCGAAATTTAATTGAACTGGCTGAGGGGTCATGACGAATGATGAATGCAGAATGATGAAGGATGAATTGTAATGCCTAGAACATTAACGTCTGAAGAACTGGAGTTGCTCCATGGAGATGTGCAATGGAGCAAGTTATATCTGGCGAGCCTGAAGCCCAATACAATCTATACGGCTACGCTTTCGGTGGTGCCGGCGTCGAATGATCTGGTTTATCAGATAACGTTCACAGGGGGGGTGGGTACTTTAGGTGATGTGAAGGCTGGGATGACGTTGTATGTGGGTACGAGCGCAGGAGGCTTTGAGCTGGGCATGTGCCGCATTCGCAAGTCCCCGATCGCGGGGACATTTTATATCGGACTGACGAGTGAAATCAATTGGGCGGCGGGAGGCACAATTCACTTAACTGTTGTTGATGACTTCGATCTGTGGGCGAAGGATGCGACAGTTTCAGCGGGCGTACTTTCGATGGATGTTGACATAACTTATAGCGATCAGCATTCAGCTTTCAGCCCGGTCCCGATCATGGGGAGCCATGCGGTGTTGTGGCTCGATGAAGCGACGGTGGATGTTGATTTTGATGCGGGAGATTCGTGGGTGATCGGTTCATCCATTTCAGGGTATAGCTGGTCCGCTCCAGGTGCGTCCGCTTCGAGCGGGATGTCCACAGCGACGCCCACAATCACTTACAACGCCCCGGGCATTTATCGAGTTTATCTCACGGTCACTGCCGCGAATGGGAAGACCACCATGGGTGTGCGGCATGTGTTTGTTTACGATCGGGATGAGAACATGCCGGCCACGGTGTTCCAGCTCGCACAATGTGTGGGCGATTACGATACGGGGGGGTGGATGTTCGATATGACGATGCAGGCGGAGGCGAGCCTGAGCGAGATCCGTGACCGGTCGTTGATCGTGCTATTCGCTGAGGACTGGTATGGCAATGTGAAACAGTCCATCGGTCCGCTGGAGGGGCGGGAGAATATTGTGTGTGTGGGGCGCGTGGTGGGGGAGTCGCTGCGCTGGGATCGTGAATCGGGACTGGTTCATTTCACGGTGCAGGGTTTTCATCACTGGCTGAATAAGATCGATGTAAGGCCGGTGGAGCTGGGCTTTGTGGGTGCAGCGACGGATTGGGAAGGGATGCCGGCGCTGAACACGGACCGGGCTTTGTGGCATGTGCTTTTCTGGCGTTCGACTGTGATTGAGACGATGGATTTCTATCCGCCGAATGACGCTCGTTATCGGGTGGATGCGAAAACGATCTCAGCGAAGATCTGGTCGCAGCTTCAGGACTTGGCGTTCAACAAAATTTTTGCTTCGCCAGGCGTGGACCGGTTTGGGCGTCTGTTCGTGGAGGTCGATCCGCAGATGGTGGCAGAGGCCGGGCGGGACTGGCCCACGGTGCAGGAGATCACGGATGATGATTTTCAGGAGGCTATCGATTTTCAACGTGTTATCGTGAACGATGTTTCGTACATTTCGCTGAACGCAGAGGAAGTGAATTCGGGAGCCACTTCGGTCACACGTTACAGTCTGTGGCCCGGGCATGTGCCAAGGCGATATGGAGATCCGGAATTACTTGACCGGTTCCTGTGCGCTTCACAAAGCCAGGCAAACCAGATGGCTGGACTGGCAGGGGGGTGGAGAACCAATCCGTTCCCGGATGTGCCGGTGATCTTTGCACAGAACAATCGAATGATCGATCTCTTCCCACGTCAGTTTTGCAGCATCGGCGTTGCAGCTGAGAACACACCACGAGGGGTGGCAGTAGATACGAACCTGATCCCACGGCGGATGGCATTGTATTTTGACGGTGACAGCGGGTACATGCATCCTGAGATCAACTTTGAGGCGGAGACGTTCGAGCAGCCTGCAGTGGATGGGGATGTGCCTGAGAGCGAGGATGTGGACTTCTCGATCCCGCCGATCCCGGGCCTGCCACGGTTGCCTGATATCGATCTCTCTTTGCCAGGTCTGCCGGGGAACCCAACGGAGGGTGGTCCAAACAGGGTTCTGGGGCATGACTCGTTGTTGGGATTATTGCATGGATCAAGGGGCAGTACATCTGCTCTTGCATGGATCACGGTCAATGCGGGTCTTACAACAGCACAATATCAGGGCATCAACCGCGTGATCGTTTGTCCGAATGGGGCGATCTACGTTGGCAGAGTTGGAAATTCAGCAGGAGCATCCGGTTATTTTTTGGCGCGTGCGCCATACATCGGCGGGACGTTCGTCATCATCGAAGACCAGGATAGCTTGAACGATAAATACAGCCAGCCATCGGGGACAGGGATAAGGCTAGGCACGTTCAACTATAACCCGCTGGTCAGTGAATCGGTTGTTTATTTGATCTATCCACAGAATTTCAGCGACACGATCTATGACGTATATTTGGGATCAGGATCTACATTTGCTCACACGATGACCATCACCAGTGTGTATGATTCCAATCCATCCATTTCATACGGCAATGGCGTATGGGTTCTGACGCATGGGATCTTCCCGACTGACAGTGGTTGGAAAACATTGAACGCTGCATTGACTGCTGTGATTGACTCGGATACATTCACCGAAGCGGCGATGCGGGGGCACACGCGAAAATCGACCACGACAACCATCATTCATTATCTGGATGGAACAAATGCGATCGCCATCAGCACAGGCAATATGACGGACATCGATCGCGATATTGCCACGGGCAGCTATGCCGCCATCAATGTGATCTTCGACGATTCGCGTCTTGCAATTGATCCATCGGGGAATTATTTGATGACCATCCGCACAACCACGGGGCATGGAAAATCGAGTGATGGAGGTTTTACGCTTGTGGATATTCCTGCATTACCTTTCACAGGTTTCAACTGGCGGTTTGCATATGCCGGAGGCGCTGGCTTGTCTTCATGTTGGGTTGCAGCGGGGTCATATGTAATGTATTCGGACGATTTCGGGACCACGTGGTCCGACATCCAGGGCAATCTACCAATGCTCAATCCGTTGTATCAGCTGGATATCGTGAAAGTGTTGGAGTTCTGATGCCCACACTTCAGACCAATTCTCGCCTGCGCAAGGTCGCGAAGAAACTGAATAAGCCACAATCGGGCTGGCTGGATGTTTTCCCTGCGGTGATCGGGAAGGCCGATGGGACGGTGCTCACCGGCACGCCGGGGGAGATCTATGTGCGGAACGTGTTGAACGGGCAGGTATTGACCGTTCATAACAACGCAGTCGCAGACATCGCCACCCTGCAGGTGGAGGTAGGGCGGAAGGTGGATCAGCCCGCTCTTTGGCAGGTGAAGGGCGTGCGCCAAACGTTCGACCGGCCCGCAGCATCAGACTTTGTGCCATATCACGCTCCGCAGCATGTTTTCCCTGAACCCGATACGCTCCCTGCGGATCGCAAGCAGGTGATGGTGTTCACCGTTTGGGTAAGTGATGCATCCAATTTTCTGGTGGCGGTGTTCGGTGGTGTGGCTCCGACGAAGAACGGCATGCTCCGTGCGGAGACCGATCCGGGAAAGGCGTATAAGGAAATCGATCTATCATCCTACATTCCAACAGCAGGAGCAAAGTTTATCGATATCGTTGTGGAGGAAGATGGCACCATTGCGATAGTGGAGGGAACGGAGTTCGAAGCGCCGGCGCTGGCCACGTCCGCGGATGTTCCAATCCCTGCCTATAACCAGTACATCATCGCGTATGTGCTGTTGTATGAGTCGATGGTAGTTTTATCGAATAGTGATATCCGGGTGGTGTTCCCACTGGTGGCAAATTATTTGTTGAATGCGGATGAGTTCAGCGGGTTCCTGGCGGGGATCACATCCATTCAAGAAGCGTTTGAAGCGTTGGATGTTCATACACATGAAACGGTCGGCAATAATAAATATCGTCAGCTTGTTTATGTGGTGAATGGGGATGGATCCATTTCTTTTGTCTCAGCTGGTGGGGAGGCTGTATATGTTTTGAAGGAGCTGGAGGCGTAAATGACTTTCACAGGAGCACATAAAGATATACCTATTGGAGACATCCATATTGCCTATAACTGGGAATATGCTGATGCAACTGCGAGACTAGCAGCGACAGGATTCACCGCTGATGATGTTGGAAAAGAAGCCAGGCAACTCAGCGATAATTCAATTTGGATGATGACTGATGACAGTCCGATAACATGGGTTCAGACGGGTGGAGCCGCTACCCCTCTGGCCACAGTAGCTGAATCAGGCACAGGAACGAACAATACAAAGGCTGTTACCCCAGCTGGGTTATTCGGAGCCGCTGTGGATGTGGCGAGTGGAGCAACAACTAATATTGGAGCAGCAGCTAGTTTGTTAGTCCGCATTACAGGCACAACAACGATTACGGCATTCGATACAATTGTGGCGGGCATTCGGAGGATAGGGTATTTCGCAGGAGCATTGACATTGACGCACAATGCAACGTCGTTGATTCTGCCAGGTGGAGCCAATATTACAACAGCAGCTGGAGATGGATTTGAGGCAATCTCATTAGGTTCAGGCAACTGGAAAGTAGTATTTTATCAGAGAGCCGATGGCACTCCAATATCTGGCGGCAGTGGTGTTGCGGAGGACTTGACAACAGCCGAAACGGACACATCCAAGGTATTGGCTCCTGACGGTGTAGGTGGTGTGGAATGGGTAGCACCTGGTGGAGGAGGCGCACCAACCGAGATTGATCCGACCACAATAACAGGATGTGTCCTGTGGTACGACGCGGATCAGCAGACTGGTGCAGAAGATGATGCAATTGGAACTCTTGATGATTGGTCTGCTTCCAACAACGATGCTACACAAGGCACGGCAGGAGATAAGCCGCTGCTGAGACTCAATGCGGCAAATGGTCGCAGGGGTTGGCAGTTTGATGGCGTGAGCGATCATCTGGATTTGGGAACAAATCTCGACATTGCCACCACTCATACAATCATTTGTGTTGTTGCCCCCTTTGCAATCACATCAGCATACTCGTGCGTTTTGAAATATAAACAGCAGGGGATATTTGCTCCAATTGCAACCGCTAACATCAACTGGGGATTGTATCGGGGAGGACAAATCAACTGTGGCACTGTATCCCCTGCACCGCAACTTATCGGAGTATGGGGTTCATCCAATTCGGATTGGTATATCCTCAATGGCAAGATGCGGAAAAAAGGAACTACGACAACCGCATTCGATGCTGGCTCTGCAAGTGCAGTAGGCGCAGATCCATCCAACGTCCAGTTCTTTTCCGGTTTCATATTTGAGATCATTGCCTTCAATACAAAAATTGCATCAGCGGATTTGTTGGCTCTTACCAAATGGCTCCACTACAAATGGGGTATCCCTGACTTTGCATAGCAATACCAAAGACCCGCTCTCAGGAGCGGGTCTTTGATTCAAACGGTAGGCTGAAGAGTTTCCTATAGAGAGGTGCCCCCACGGAGTGTGGTTCTATAGGCAACGTGGGGGCGGGGTCAAAAGGGTAGAAGTATTTTATCATCCCTTTGACGCCGTTTCCTTCGCGGGTGGCGGTGATTTCGTGAAAGATGCCGCGCAGGATCTGTCGCAGTTGTTCAGGCGGGGAGTGGTTGAGGTGGTGGATAATTTCCTTCGAAGCTGATTCAATTTGTTCCTGAGAAAGATTCCGGATCTTCTGGATGGGGATGGAGAGCTGTTCGATCTCGGTCCGGACCTGGGCCCGCTGCGATTCCTTTTGCTTCAGCGATTCCAGCAAAGTTTCCGAGTGGCCCACATCCGCAATGGCTTTGGCGATATTGGCGATCTGGCGGGAGAGCTCCGCACTCTCCTGGCTCAACTCGTTTCGTCGGGAAGATCGGACGGTTTCTCCCTGAGATTGGTTCTGGATAGCAATCTCCTGGTGCGCCAGGATGGATTCGGGGATGAGCACGTATTGGACGAGGGTGGAGATGACCGCCTGTTCGAGCCTTTGACGGGGGATGCGTCCCGCGTCGCAATCCAGCCGGCGCTTGGCACGTGAGCAGCGATAGGCTTGATCGTGGCGATTGTTGTTCGCGTTGCTGACGGTGTTACCGTTGAGGGGAGATCCACACTTGCCACATTTGACGAGCCCGCTGAGCAGGTACACAGAGTTTGTGCGACGTGGGTGATGGTTGGGGAATTGTTGCTGGGAACGATCGGTGATGCGTTTCTGGACGCGGTTCCAGGTCTGCATATCGACGATGGGCGGGCAATATTGATCGACTACGAGTTCACCAAACTCCAGGATGCCGATATAGAGTTTGTTGCGAAAGAAAGTTTCATAGGAGTTGATGGAGCTGTAAAGGCGTGTGGTTTTGTGGATCTCGCGCAGGGACATGCCGGCAGCTTTCATGTTGAAGGCTTTGCGGACCTTCACTTTGAGTTGTGGATTGGGTACCCAACGGTGAGCGATATGGTCGGAACCATCGGGACGTTTGCCGAGATCCACCGGGACACGTTTGAATCCGCGTGGAGGTAAGCCGGGCACACATTTGTGATTGAGCACCAGGTCACGCAAGCCGCGACGGGATTCCTTGGATGCCTGTTTGCGTTTTTCTTCGTTGCTCATGTCGATGAAAAATTCGACGATGCGACCATAATCGCCTTCGGGGATATCGTCGATGAGGGAGTGGATGATGATCTTGTTGGTGCGGATGAAGGCTTTGTAATAGATGGAGTTTTCGATCTCGCGTGCGAAGCGGGCATATGACCAGAGAATCAATCCGTGTGGTCGCTGTGTGGGGATATGGTACATGGAGATCATGCGCTCGAAGTCATCCCGCTTTTCAGTGGAGCCGCCAGTCTCTGCCTGGTCGATGAACCGGTGGCGGTGGACCAGCCCGTGTTTCTGGCAAAACTCTTCGATGATCCTCAGCTGCTGTTCGGTGGACTTATCCTGTTTAGGTCCGCCACTATCGCGGCGATAGGAATCGACGATCGAGCCAGGGGGGAGGGTGGATGGGGGAGGGAGCAGGTTCATTTGGAGAATGAAAAATGATGAATGCAGAATGTAGATTAGTTGTTTTCGCAGGCGATGCCATCGTTGTCATGATCAAGCCTATAGATATCACCCTTGCCCATGCTGACGCATTTATCCATGCAAGACTGTGCATCGTACCAGTCGGAGAAATTTTCGCAGTTTAAAGTATCGAATTGACAGGAGCAATTGACACTTTGAACAGGTGGTGGAGCTTCACCTATGCGCGTGGGGGCTCGTGTTGGCATAATAAAGACGATAGTGTTGATCGGAGTGGGGGAGATGTAGATCACGGCACCGGCAGGTTTTGTTAAGGTTGGTAGAACGAACGGGGTGATTGTAGCGTCGATTGAACTGGCGGGCAGCTCGGTTGGCACAGGGGAATTGCTCAGCTGAGGGATGGGGCTATTCACCGATTCAACCACGGCTCTACTTGGAGATTGCGATCCTTCGTAGCATCCCATTGCCTTCATGCGATCATCTGCGGCCTTCATATATCCCATTGTCATTTTGAAGGCTGATGTGCCTGGTGTTTCTCTTTCATTGTTTGCACTCGCAAGATCGAATTGTTCTTGCAATAGTGAACAATCATTCAATGTGAGGATGTAACCATACAGCTCCACACTCCCACCATATTCGTTGACGTAATCATCGGCGGTTATGAGCGTTGGTTCTTCCGCAAATAAACCGATGACCAGACACATGCCAATTAAACAAACAGGCACAAGGATTGTTAGCAGACATCCAAATGCACTGATTGATTGTCCGAATATTACTATCTTTTGGCCAGCATTCAGTTTAGGGCTTTCCATGTCATAGCCAGTGTGCGTCTTTATAGGTCCTATAAGCGAGACGGCCAAAGAAGCGGCTGCGGTGCCATGCCAGGATTTCAATGATCGTTGGCAATGACCACCAAACAGCGCGAGTAAAGAGCCACATCTGCTGATGTGGCTTCAGGTACTTCCAGGCTCTATTCACGCGGTTGAGTCTTTCGTTCTTTAGATGATTTGCGAGCGTGTCGGCTGTTGGTCTCATATCGTTCGGCATCTTCGGCAAGTTTCTGTTGGTGTTCGGGTGATAGGCGTTCAAATAATTGATTTATTTTTTGCAAGTAGGGGTTGGGGCGGGGCATATCGAGAGCGTCATAGATATCCATTCCAAAAAAATCGGCTAGTTTATCAACGCTTTCCTTATCGGGAAAATGTGTTCCGTTCATCCACATGGTGAGAGATGTGCGGCTAACACCGATGAGTTTGGCGAGCGCCGCCTGAGATTTTCGTTCTCCAATTTTGATTTGCCATTCCAGGAATTTTCTTTCGAGAAGGATACTGAAGGGGTGGCGGGGCATGATTGTTGATTCTAGCAAGGCTATTTCCCTTTGTTCAACTACTTGACAAATTTGGTCAATTGGTTGTACTATGGTCAATAGTTGACCAAAATTCATATAGTAACAAATATTTGGTATCTTACGTCATGTCAAAGGATAACAGAATGAGCGAACAAATTAAGGAGATCGCAACGCAGACCATGAAAGACCTGCGCATGAATTATCGTGAATTCGCTGAACACCTGGCAGAGAGCTTGTCCAAGGCGGGCGATACAACGCTCAGCCATGCCACCGTGTACAACTGGGCAAATGAAGGCAAGCCGCCGAAGACTGACTTTTTGGAAGACCTATTGAGTGTCTATCCGGTCAGTGATCGGCGGTTTGTGTTTGCTTTGAGAATGCTGGCAGTGAAAAGTCCGCATGTATGGGGTGATGAAGGTGTGGTGTGGCGGATCAAGTGCAAGAACTTGCCAAAGGCTGAATAAATAAAGCACCCACCTCACGCACAGCCATCCTTCTTGGCTCGGATGGCTGTGGTGGGCTTGGGTAAAAGCAATGGCGATTGCTTCATTTTCATCATACAGTCGCCAATGGAGAAAATCAACAAATGGAATCAAATGGGACGTTATTCGGAGCAAAATTGGCGGCGGCATATCTGGCGCTCACGCTCTTCGGTGTACTCTACAACTGGGGTATCGAAAGATGGCCATGGCTCGCCAGCCGCAGATCCGCTGAGCAGGTTGCCATCGGAACACTCGTCACACTCATCACCAGCGGATTCATGATCGGCTGGATGAACATGCTCGCGGTCCTGATCCTTTTCTGTGGCTCAGGCATGCCCATGATCATCGGATCATGGATACGAGCTGCCCGAGATGATGAACAAGCTCACAAAATCGCAAAGGACATACTCGGATGACTCAAAAGCAGATCGGCGGATACGAGTTCCATTATGAATGCACTCGCATCGTCAACGCCTCTTCTGCACTTCGAGATGATATCGGCGAACTAATAAAAAACCCTGGGCCCCAAACCCTTTCGATGCTTGCGGCGAAGATGGCAGTCGAAGTCATGCACATCGTAGATGCGATCAACAAAATCAAAGATATCGGCGACATCGCAAAAAACAACCGGAAATGACTACGAATTCGAAATTGCATTCGTCCCACTTCCAGACGAAAAACGCGCTGAATGGCAGATGGCGATGGAGCTCCTGAACGAAATCCTTTTGAAAGCCATCGCAGAGCATGAAGAGCAGCAACTAGCCATCAGCAGTCAGCAATTGGCTGTTGACAATCAGAACCTTGAAAACCTTATTACCGGGAGCGACGAGCGGAGAGAATTGGTTCCACTCAGACCATAAGAGTGGCGTCGCTCCCAAATAGAGAAAAACGGGTAGACCCGTTTTTATAAACCGCCTTCTGTGCGCCGGCAGGCAGTGGGTGAGACCACCTTTAGAGACAACTCGAATGACACTTGCACCTGCGCGCAAGTGCAGGTGTGACAACTGCCGGCAGTTTTCTCCCCCTTTATGGGAACAAGCGTGGACGGTCGTGAGATAGGCTGCGCCTAATAAATCAAAAGTCCACCGGCTCGTTAAAGCCGGTGGACAGTGAGAAACCTTGGAGGGATCTCACTTCCAATTTTACATCATATTTATAAAACCTTGGAGTGTCTCAAATGAATAAAACTGTCTGCCGTTGTCCGCAATGTGATCGCATGTTCCCCGCTAAGAATCTCATCGGATTCCAATGCCCTGTCTGCGGCGGAACCATGAACGATGTTACCGGCACCAAATTAGCAAATGAATTTCTAGCCATCATCAATAGTTCAGCGCCCAGTGAGATCCTCAATCAATACATGAACCGGCGCATGCCCACCGATTATGGAAACGGGCAATCATGATCATCAAGATCGATCCGCTGAACCAGACTTCACCAACCGCCCCAGAGATCCAAATAAGTTTAGCAGGTTCAGCGTGATCGATGCCTATCTCAAACGAGTGGCGATCAAAGAACGCCACCCCGAACATCCAACCTTGACCGCTGACGCGCTCCACATTCTGGAGGAAGCGGAAAAACAAAAGAAGAAAGGTCATTAACAATGAATTCTCAAACCAACACCATACCTGCGAATGTCGCAGCAATTATTGAAGAGAAGAAATCCATTATCCAAAAAGAACAACAGGCGAAACAGGAAAAAGATCAACGCGAAAAGAATGATTCTATCGAAAAGGGCAAGGTGGTTTTTAATGAGCGGTTGCAGACTGCCTGTTCCGAGATCCCAACATGGATGATGCAGTATTTGCAGATCGATGATGACGTTGACTATGAACGCATCGCTCGCGGCTGGGACAATCTGAGTAACATTTATTTGCGATTCGATGTCCCCGGGCTGGCTCCCATCATGTATTCGGACCATAAGAAGGCGTGGAAAACATCTTATTCGCATTACAACGAATATAGCGAAGACAGCAAACCTGAATTTTCATTCAGAGATACGAATTGGGAAGACGACTTTGCTTATGTGCTTTACCAAGCTGAAAAACACAATAGGGAATTTGATGCAGATATGCGACGGTGGGCTGAGCTGCAAGCCAACAGACTCAAGCTATATGAGCAGAGGGAGCAGGAAGAGAAAGAACGGGAGGACCAGGCAATTGAATCAGGGCGTCAACACAAGTTACGCGAAGAGAAACAAAAAGCGGAACAGCAATACCTTTTCGATGCGATCAAAAGCGACCCGGTGGCCATCCACTTTTTGAAAGCCTTCGTTCTTCTCCGTGATGAACGGAGCTACTTTGAAGAGCGCCTTTATGATGCTGATGAAACCATTTCATC